GTGCGCCATCTTGTTTATAGCTTCGACCTTATCCTTAATTGATTCGCGTATCGAGTCGATGTTCTGGCCGCTAGGCTGTAACAAATAGGGCTTTAAGCCAGCGTCACTATCCTCTGACAAATTGATGACTGAGCCTGCGCCAGCACTCGCGTCTGCGTCGTAAGTCTTGACCAGCGAGGGGTGATTGCTAATGCGAATTAACTGCTCGATCTCGCTTAGTTCTTGATAAATAGCCTTTTGCATCAAAGCTACGTCGCTCAGATCGCTAACACCAATGCCTCGCACAACGCTACGCGCTGCGGGGAGGAATGCCGCCGGGATCTTGCCCAGCGGGTTTGGTATCTCCTCGATCTTCGTCTCTACGTGACCATCATCTTTCCAAAATTCGATGATGTCTTTACGCCACAAGCGATAATAACTCACCGTTGTCGTTGCATCCTCGCGGTCTATAGACTCGCGCAGCTTTAGGTAAGTCAGCTCAAAACGTCCGCTAGGCGTGCGCTCATACTTCCAATCGAACACGTTTTCGGGTGTAAACAGAGTCACATAGGGTCGGATATCTTGGTCTAGCTCTTCTGCGCGGGTCTGTGCATTGCTCTGTGGCTTATCTACTAAAATCCAGACGTGGCCATATACCGATGACCAGATCTGCGCCTGCTTCATAAAGCTATTAAAGTTCATGCCATCCAAATCAGCATCTTTGACGAACGATTCGAGGGCTGGGTTATTGGTCAGCCCGTTAAAGTTGCGGACTGGCGGCACACGCCATAGGAACGAGCTATAAATGTGAACGATATTTCTGCAATGGTTATCGACAGGCGTTAACGCTACCCGGCGGCTGTACTCGTCCTTACTTTCGTTCATGTAAGAAGTCAGATAGGAACCGTTTTGGTAATCCTCGCCGCCCAAGTATGAGCGGAGATAAAGCTCCCAACGTTGCTCGTTAATGTCGTAGTCGGGATGCTGGTATTCAAGAAATCTCATGTCCACCTCGTGGGCTGTGGCGTGTCATGCTCCTTGCGAATTGGGAACATGTATTCGATTAGGTAGCCGAGCGCATCATTCATGTGATCGAATCCGTCATCCTTGTTTGGTTGGCTCGTGCCTTCCTTGTACGTTTGGCGCTCTAGGCTGTTGATAACGTTTTTGCAATTGGGCGTTACAAATAACCGCCTTTCCTGCTGACTAGATAGCAGTCTGCTATTGACACTGTTTATCCTATCACGTATGGCAGGATGCTTTTGGCGTACTTTAACCCTAAACCCTGCGTTTTGTAAGATGTTTAGATCGGTGCGGCTACCTGCTGAGGTCTTGCGCTGCGCTGCTGCTGGGTCGGGGTATATCGTTATAGCGGCTTGCCTGTATCGTTGCCGGATCTCGTCAACCATTTCGTCGGTGTTTGAGCCATACATAACGATTTCGTCTATCGCGTGCAGTGTTGAGCCATGCCTTACACAGACAACTGCCGACATAGGATCAACGTTGAAATCCATGCCGATATGCAGCTCGTTCGGCTTGTCGTTGTATGGCTTAACCGACTCCTCGCGGCTGAACGCATAGTAAATGATGCCAGAATAGTTGACAAACCGAGCCTCGTATTCCTGCTGGAATGTCCTACTGTCTAGGTCGTTTTTTGCTGCTTCGATTTCATCTGGGTCAACGTTCCCGCCTTCGATGGTTGTGTATTGGAACGCCTCCCAAGAATCTACGCCATCAATGCCCCTTGTCCACAGATCATAGAAGTGATTCCGTCCCTTTGGCGTGCCAATAAACAAGGCACTGCCGCGCCTGTCTGATAATGACGGTCGCAGCACCTCATGCCATGCCTCCGGGCGCATATCTGCAAACTCGTCTAATACGCAGAAATCTAAAGCCCTGCCGCGTAGGTTGTCGGGCTTTTCCGCACCCTTCAGCGCTATGCTTGAGCCGTTTCTGAGGTTGATGCTTAAAGCGGTTTCGTTCTTCTTCGTCATGTAGCCATCTGGGATGGCGTCAACCAGCATATTCCAAGCGATTTCCTTGGCTGCTTTATATGTTGGGGCTACGTACCAGCAATTGCGCTGCTTGCCTTGTAGCGCGTGCTTAAGTAGCTCATAGGTAGACAGAAAGGTTTTGCCGAATCGACGACCAGCGACCACTACCCGGAAGCGTGAATCGCTGAAAAATATGTCATCCTGCGGTTTGGTCAGCTTCATCTGCGCGTTGTATAACGATTGGCTGTAGGTCGACGGGTTCTGTTTCAGGTTGGTCAGATTGACCTAACCAGTTCTTGCCGAGCCAGATAAGCATGCTCGTATTACCATCCATCGCTGCCGTGTATTGTCTGCGGCGCAGGCTCATTTTGCCGCCGCTGGCCTTTTGCTTGAAATAGTCCGCAAAACTCATCTCAAATTCCCGATGACAGGCCCGATTCAGAGTGTCATAACTGCAATCTAAGAAAGAGGCTATTTCCTCTCCTGTGCAATGTATCTCGCACATCTTATCTACTTGATCCCACTCAATCGGAATTCTGGGTCTAGCCATAGTTATGCCTGTTCTTGCTCTCGCGTGAAAGCGTAGAAAGCATCCTCGACGATCTCTAGCTGTTGCGTCTCGAAGCCTGCCAACGCTTTGTCAAATCGTGCCATTGCCGCCTTAGACTTGCCCACGCCATCAAGATGCCCATAAACATTAGTTCCGACAGCAATACAACCAACGACATCATCAGCAGTGTTCCCCACATGAAACAAAATGTGAGTCCTCCCAGGCACGTCCAGAACCTGCCACGTATCAGGGCCGAATCTTGGACTATCTCCCTTCGTAATTGTGTAACGTCCTGCTGGAATACATGAGACAAACGGCTTATTGTCTTTCCAAGGCTTTTCCACAGTCCAAAAAACTTCGCTTCCACAAACTAACCTCCCCAGTGTTCGATCATCGAATAGTGCGTATCTCGTCAATTTCAACATTTTAACCGCAGCCCTAAGTTACCAATAAACGCGGATTGTAGCCCAGAAGCGCACTTTCTCACAAAAAAACACCTAAATAGTAAAAATAATGCTTTACTTTTATGTTTTTATCATTAGAATAAGCATTGTTGTTAAAGAAAACACTGACTCGGGAAGGAGCGCAAACAATGAAAACACTACTTCAACAGATCCAAGCAGCTTTCGCAGACGCAGACGCACAATCAATCGCGGCTTTGCCCGAGAAGGTTATCGAGGCTCGCGCTGCATATCGAAATCTCAAGAAAGAGTACCTCGCGACTCAATATGGCAGCTACGAGCGTCGAATCGCTAGTAACGCTATCGACGCAATGTTCACCAAGTCTTTCCAAAGCGAATACAGCTGGGGTGAAGAGGACCACATCGAGCGAGCCATCAAAGCACTCAAAAAAGCCCACGCCGCCCGTAACGACCGCATCCACAATAAGATGGCCAAGGCTGGCATTACTTCAATCGACGTTGACAACTTCAAGGTCATCTATGGCGAAGACTTCCAAGGCCTCTGGGTTGTCGGTGGTCACGTAGTCGAAATCCGAGTTATCTGGGCTGGCGGTTACAACATCCAGTCGCTTCATCAAAGAGTGTTAGTCAAAGTCACCGAAAATAAGGAGGCCGCGTAAGCGGCCATAGGAGGTTTCACGTGAAACATAAGCGACTTTTAGCGTTTGCTGTTTTAGCCATAGCATTTATGGCTGCTGGCTCAATGGACTATCAAGCCGAGTTGGACGAAGAGCGGATCTACCGCACTAACGTCTGCGAGGGGTTCTGGCCTGATTACAAAAACCTTGAACCTGTGTGCGGAGGTGACAAATGAACGGCAGATGGACCGAAGAAAACTTTGCGCTTTTCGATGCAGAGCATCCAGAGGTTTACGAGCATTTTGAAAGGTTCGCGCTAGTGGTTGCCAGTAGGCGAGAGTATTACTCTGCTAAATGCGTGTTTCACCGCGTGCGCTGGGAGACAATGGTTACTGGCGGCGATGATTACAAGATCGACGATGGCTGGATTAGCCACTACTCTCGCAAGTTTATGCGATTACATCCCCAACATGAGGGGTTTTTTCGCACCCGATTGCGTCGGCAATCTTATCATTCGGGCTAGTTTCCCGCTCAATCAGAATTTCAATGTAGTGTCGGGCCTTGCGTAGATCCTCTACGCCGCCTTTCACTCGCCACCTAGAAATGTATTTAACCACTGCGTGCTCGCACACCCCAAGGTTATTGGCTAGTGCATACTCTAAGGGCTGAATCATCATATCTTTGTAGTGATTGCCGCCATATTGCTGATCGAATGCGCTCATTTTTTCTTGACCTGTCCGCAAGTGCAGGTAGGGTTTCCCGTGTACAGCCAGCAATCCCCGCACATTAACTTAATTCCTCTGCCGTTACCCTTAGCCTAGTCACTTCGCCGTGTTCCTTGTGCAGCACGACACAGCTCATTGATCGATCTGCACCATAGCCAGACTCGTTATGCCAAGCGTCAGTGGGTGGCAAAATGTTCCAATGCTCCATGATCATTCCGCCCATTTCTTTAGTTTGCTTGTGATGTATATGACCGAGCCAGCAGTAGCAC